TTACTTTCGATTCTGGTATAGTTATAAACGACATATTATTCTGTAAATACTTTTTTAGATTTTAATTGTTTTAGACGAGCTTTTAATGGCTTTATCCTAGCATACAGAATACCACCTTCTTTCTTTAACTGTGCTACTGCAATAGGCGGTGATGCTTGTAGTCCGTCTGGTTTTACTAAGAAGTTAGCAAAGTTTTCTACAGCTTTTATAAAATCTTCTAATAAATCCACCGTATTTTTACCTAGTAGTACTGGTTGTGCACTATACTCTACTGCAGTTCTCGCTTTCTCTCCTAAATATATTTTTTTAGAATCAATACATACATAGTCATCTGCATCTATATTCACAGATTTAGCGTTTATACCTACTGAAATAGCTGCTGAAAGCAATATAGATTCTTCTTTAGCGTTTAAAAATAAACGTCCACTATTAAGGATTATCTGAGGTTTATTATAAGCATTAGCAGTTTCAGGTATTTTATTGTAAGATAGTCGTCGATTATTAGCTTGTTTTAAAGGTACTTGATGGAAACCTGTAAAATATAGAGAGCCAAAGTTCTTATTTACATCTTCTATTACCCCATCAAACCCATTTGGTGCGGTTATCTGTCCGTTAGCTATTAGAATTAAAGGCTGTCCATTATTTTCTGAATTAACAAGTGGATTATTTAAGTGTTTACTACCTGTAAATCTTATAGATTGTCCTTGGCGTCCCTGTATTACAGTATCTCCTGGGTAGCATATTAATGGGTTTATTCTACCACTCTCTTTAAATCCTTTACCAAATAGTACTTTTTGAAAGTTAGGGTTAAGTGTATTAGGTGAGGCGTTGTGTTCTGGAGCGTTCCATACATTAACTACCCTAGTCCAGGCTTTTCTATTACCTTTACCTGATTCACTTGTTGCAGAAGGACTATTTTCTATAGCTATAATCTCTCCTAAGATAGGCATATCTTTATACCTAGCATCTCCTTGATAGGCGAATGGCGGGTCTGCTGATTCATCAGGGTCGATATCAGCACCACTACTTACTGTTACATAAAAGCAACCGTTAATAGCAAGAGCTTTTCCTTTTTCTGCATATCTCGGGTGCTTACTATCTAGGATGATATCTACCACACGGCCGTAAAAAGTACCCGAATTACTTGCGGATCCTTTTCCACCACCACCTGCTCCTGCTCCTGTTCCTGATCTACTAGTCGCCATTCTCTGTTTCGTTTACTTCTTTGTTAATCGTCTCAGCTTCTTGTAATAAGTCAGCTAATTCTGATAAATCGAATTCTTCTCCTTTAGATTGTCCTGTTTCAATTCGCTGAATAATGGTAGCTAGTTTAATTAAAGCTTCATCATTCTTAACGCCAATCTCCATATATTCTTTTATCATAGGTACCACTAAGGTAGCATCTCCTATACTTTCAATCAAAGGTTTTAATTCTGCAATCAAAGCAGTAACTTGCGAACGGGTAGATTTAGAATTAGTATGTATCTCTTGAAATAAATCAGCAAGAGAGGTATCTCCAAAAATTTTCTTATCTAAACTCATACTTTTTTACTAATAAATAGGTTAGTCAAGAATATTGACTACTAAACCGTTTTCACTATACTCAAAATACTTGTTATAGAATTCTGATTTTAGTTTAGAGATTACTCTAGTTAAGTGAGGGGTTTCGCAATCAGTCATCTCTCGGATATAAATATAGAGCGCTTTTTTCTTAAATATATCTAAGTCGTGACGAGTTTTAAAGATAGTTAATACTGCATCTGCAATTTTAGCTTCTTGTTCTTTAGGAAAGAACTCATCTACTTTTTGGTACATCTCTTCAATCCATGTATCTAAGAATGCAGATAAAGACATCTTAAACTGTCCATCAACTTCTAGATCTGGTTCATAAGACTCTTCTACATCTGAGAAGGAACCGATTTGTTTTAACTTCTTGTAATTCTTATTGTTGTAGTTTATTAACCACCTCTTTACGATAGTACCGAAATAGGAATATGCCTTTGCTCCATTTGTAGGATCAAACTTCATAATCTTCTCTTCCAATAAAACAGAAACGATCTCATGTTTGAGATCTTCAATATGTTCTACGTCGGTGTAATAGAATTTAAAAGTGTGGATTATATTCTCTGCCAATTTGTAAAATGGCATGTATATATGATCAGTAAAGACCCTAGCTCTAAGAACTGGGTCTGTTGAATTATTGTAGATAACTATATACTCTTCTGTCTCTTTTGTAAAATAGTTACTCTTAGCTTTGGTTCTTGCCATAATTAGTCGGGAGCATGTATCGGTTTAGCTCTTCTTGTACGTTTTGTAGTTGTTTAAAGAAATAACCGACCTCATCGTCTGACTGAAATGTTCCGTTTTCGTCTAACTTCTGTAGGTGCATTTTTGCTTCAGCTATAGTTGCTGAGATATTGTTAAGGTATTGGACTTGATCTTGTACGACGTCTTCATATTTCTCTACCTTTACAAGTAGGTTATATATAGCAAACATTGATACAATTAAAAGTAACCCTAATAATCCTATAATCCAAATCATATTATAAATTTTTAATTAAGTTTGAAAGACCCTCTGATGAATTTACTGGACGGCCTGTAGTAGCTTTAGCTTTTTGTACTTTAGGTTCTGTACTACCGCCTTTATTCTTCCATAAGTCGTATTCTACCTTAGAAGCCATAAAGTCTGCTGAATGTAAAATATTTACAATGTTAGTTCTCATTCGAGAGTCTGGATTATGACTAAAGAAGTAAGCTTCATTAGCCTTATCAAATACTCCATCGTGAAGTCTAATACCTAAATACTCGTTATGAGATAACTTAATACCAAACTTCTGTAAGATAAAAAGAGAACGGTCAGGTATAAGCATGAAAGCAATTTCAGGATTAGGGGTATACATTTCATGTAACTTATCCTGTCTCCACTTATCTGTTTGAGGAACATAGCAATCTACCTCACCGTCACCTATTTTACCTAAGTCATGAAAGAGTGCCGCCATAACCAACTCTTCATCGGTAAAGTCAATAGAAGCTCCCATTGCTTGCCATAATTCTTTTTGTTTTATAGCAGATTGTACAACTCTATTAACATGGTCAATATAACCACCCGGAAAAGCATTATGATACCATGATTTACCACTAGCAGGAGCCATTACCATATGTTCGGATAATGTTTCTACTAAAGTTAGAACTTGATTCTTACGATCATCACCAATATAATGGTTAATAATCTTAATGTGTTTATCCCAATTTAATTGGATCTGTTCGGCACTTAACATAACTTGATTTTTACTTATAGGTTTCCCTTATTTTATATTTATATCTTTATATATCTATATATTTAATATCTTATATATCTATTTTATATCTTAATATTATATCTAATATCTTATATATTATCGAAGATATATAAAAAAACGCATAAAAGCCACTTTTTACTAAATTATTTTTCCGGATCCATTAAATTACTTTTCTTTGCACCTGGAAACTTTGCTTTCTTAACTGTTTCCACTACTTCTTCTGTAGGTTCCTCTGTAGATTTTTCTATAACCGGTAACTCTGCCGTCACTGCAATTAAAAAGTCTGCCACCTCTGAACCGGTATTAGTGATAGGGGTAATAACTTTAGTAGTAGTTTTAGCTAATTGCTCAATTTCTCTACTAACCTCGGTATGTTCTGTAGCACGAGTAGTTCGACGAATATGCTCCTCCTCTTTTATAATCTTATCAAGCTCATTTCTAACCTTCTCTCCAGCAGAAGTATTTATTTCTTTATTTACAAACATGCCTTGATATTCAGCAACACCTAAAGCATAGATAATTTCATTTAATTCTTGAATAGTTAACTTCATAATTTGTTATTTTAGTAGTTTATACCTTAAATTACGGATTTTTCCGCAGACTAGCAACTTTTTTTAGTAAATTTAACAGATTTTTTAGGTGAGAATGAAGGAGTTAGGGTAGGAGCAGCAGAGAACCCCGATTAGGCCGAAGGCCCCACGCGCATCGCGCGCATTTCGACCCGAAAATTTTAAAAAATTATAGTGTCTTTAGTTTCATTTCTTCCAATAGCGACTCAACATTATAGTCGTAGATAGGAGGAACGACGGTACCTCTCAATAAATCCTCAAAAGATTTTATAACGGCACATCTTTCATACAATTCTTTATCTTGGTAGTAGTAAAGGAGGTGGTCGAGGGCTTGGAATACTCCCATCTTATCATATTCTTCGGTAATGACGTAGATGTTTTCAAACTTTTGGAGGTTGATCTTAAGTAAGTAACTATAAAGGCGGTCATAGAAT